TAGTCTATTTGTCAAGCCCCTAAAAACCCTATAAATCATAGGGTTTCTGGTCATTTGCAACTATTTTACACATGGATTGTATATCTTCTATAAGATGATTCACTTCAGCATCCCGCTCAGGCGTTTTGGGATGATTATACTTTAGGTTGTATAACTTATCTGCCTGAGCTTTAATACTATCAATCTTCTTACAAAAATCACTTATTTTGTGTAACATTATTGATTACCTTTAAACATTGTCCAAGGCCACTTTGTTTTCATTTCAGCCCACGACTTTGCTTGATACTCTTTTGTTTTCTCAACTTCACTACCTATAAAGTTTACTAATTTGCCTGGTACTTCAGCAACGTTTGAAGCAAACTCTTGTGGTGTAATTGTCTTCACTTTATCATCTGCACTTGCCATATTCATTGATATTAGTACAACTGCAACCAAAGCAATAGCAAATAGTAGAGATTTCTTCATATTCCACATTTCCATATTATGTCTTCCTTCCCATTGTTTTAAAATCAGCCTTATCTACAATTTGATAATTACCTTTATTGTAGGCAATGCCGATGGTTTTACCTTCAGGTAATTGTACTTGTGGTTTTTCTTCTTTTGTACAAGCACCTGGGATTCTATCACTCGTAGGTATAGAATTTCTTTTAAGACCATTTACATCTAACGTATAGTCAGGTCTTTCAAAACCTTTGAGAGTTCTAGTAAACGACTCTCTATTAATCTTTAACCATTTATCATTATTCTTTTTCACTATTTAACCGACCTTTTGTGTGATTCATAATTGTTAACAAAGACTCTAATGAGTCTGGACACGTCAACTGATTCCTCTTTTCTTGTCCTTGGGTTTGTAAATATAACTCTACTCTTATTCACTTTCAATATGTTCTCACCTTTGTCATCTACAACAACAGCGTCATCTGTATTTTTACGCCAATCGTGTGAAGAATATCCTAATATATCATCTGACATTTTATCTCCTAGTTTAACTTTATGTAATTAATTTTACCCTCTACATAACCAATAACGTTTTTCTTTATCTTTGGTTTTTTAAACATAGAGTTAGCGTCACCTGGTTTGAAACCATCTTTAAGTGACAATGTTATATGAGCAGAACCTGGGTTTGCTCTTTTGATTTTTGTATCTGTATCTGTAAGGAACATATCTTTGACCCATAATGCGTCAATGTTATTGTTTGCTCTATAAGCAGTTATCACAGCACCTACATTCTTGCCTACTAACTTTATAAACTTATCATATATTTTTTTAGTAGGTTTATATGCAAGTGTAATATGATCCGAAACTACGTTCGGCATTGTTGCTCTTCTTTTAACAACATTACAACTTGCCCTATCTAATACTACAGCAAAATATCCGTTCATTATTTCCCTAACTTACTTTCGTTTTCTAAATTAATTGCAACATCAACATCTGACTCTTCTTTTAAACTGATCTTTGTTAACTGGTGTGGTTCATCTTCATCAGCCCAAGTGTCAATGTGTATATCTTCAGCCTCAACTGCTTCCTCTAAAGTCTGATTATAACTATCGGTATCATATTTTATCTTACCGATAAATTTACTATCATCTGACTCAGCATAGTTAGCGTCAACCATATATGTTTCAACACCTTCGTTTGTATCAGTAAGGTCTTTTGTGATCTTACTATGAGCAATACCACCGTGATCTGTAAACTTGGTATCTGCCTCGTCTTTATCTTTTGCTAATACATCTTGTTCAACAACAAGTGTATAGTATGTTCTTTTTCTGTATAGGTTTTTACCTACATCATCTTTAAAGTACATTACATCTGTTTCTACATTTGCCATAAGTCCTCCTAATTTAATTGTGTTATGTATTCTCTTTTAGTTTTGTAATTTTTAGTCATATCAGGATTAAAGTCTTTTCTGAAACCTTGTCTTTTGTATAACTGACCAAAATCATTAAATAAATTCATATCACCTTGGGCACTATCACCAAATACATCTTCGTATGTTTGATAGTATTCGTCTGGATAGATAATCTCAATAGCAGTAGTGCCTGTAAAATTAGTAGCGTCTTCTTTGTATTGATTATCTGCCCACTTTTTGATATTCAATAATTGTTTTCTGTAATATTTGATTTTCTCAATAGGTACGTTTTTGTAAATAGAATAACCTATAAAAAACCATTCAGTATCTTCATCTGAAAAATACTCTCTTTTATAAACTATATTAAATGTATTGTAAATCTCTTTTGTCATATACTCTTACGCTACACTATTTCTACAAAAAAGTCAAGCGTTAAAAAGTATTGATTTTACTAGGTTTTTGTGGTTTTGTATGAGAACAAAACGAGAACATCTATGATTCTGACCCATATTTTGCAATATAATATGAATCTACTATGTCGGTTACTGGATTATTCAGTTTTGTTTGATCAAATTCTTTGATTAAATCAACACCAGTATCTTTTACAAACTGCTCGTACATCTTCAATTTGTCTGCATTGCCTTTACCAGTAGCATTCTTCTTTATCTGACCTGGTACTATAGACTTAAATCTTTTATTGAGTACATATAGTTTATGTTTGAGAGTACCCATATTCTCTGCTAGGTTGAATACAAGTCCTTTACTACCAAACGAGTAACCCTCTATAAAAATATTACCAATAGCAGTACCAATAACAGAAAGCGCCCACTCGGAAATCTGGTCGTGTCGTTGTTGCTCGGAGGTATAGGGTAGATGTAATCTGCCATTTATTTTACCATTACAATAATTGCCTTCATATTTTTTCACATTTGTAAGATAGTAAATCTTACAATTATCTAATTCAAATTTGCCCTTACATACACATATAGCAGGACTACTTAAACTATAATCAATTCCAATCGTCTTGTTCTTCTTCATTCTCAAATATCGCATCCTCTTCTTCAATAGAAGTATCAGCACCACAGAAAGGACAAGTAGTAGGTTCAGCGTCTTCGTCTGACCATTTTACCCAATAAGATACATCACAATTGTTGCAACTTATTTGTATTTTATTTTGATTTTCGTCTTCAGCCATTTATATCCACTTTATTATTTCTTCTGGTTCTGGTTTCTTATCGTCTTTCTTTTCAAGTTCGGTCATACTTTCTCTACGATATTGTTTTGCTTTACCTATACTACCTAACAATAAAACAGGATATTTTACCCAAGGTAAATCTGCCCATGTTTTTTTAGGATTTTTTGCAAAAAAGGGTTGATATGGGAAACATCCTATTGTAGATGTATTTAGACCTTTCTCTAATGCAAAGGCTGATAAATTAGCCATCCACATTCCTATTTCTATGGTTGTAGTTCTCATCATTGAGTCTATCTCATGTTCGTGCATTTGTTCGTAGTAGTCACCTTCCTGTATGCTCTTTCTGTAAAAATCATTTGCCTCACATACTCTTTGTGTAAACACTAATAGGTAAGGTGCTGTACTTAAATGGTCAAAGTATTTGTTGTATCCTTCTTCTTTATGATCTTCAATATTATGCTCATTTATTTCTTTTTTATTCTGTTGACTTTTCTTCCATATAGAGTGTTTTTCTGCAACTCTTTCAGGACCTAGTACATTACAATGATACGGCATAAAATTGTTTTTAGATGGTGTAACTTTCCATGCTTTCCATAATAAGTCTTCAATCAATTGTTTTTCAGGTATGTCCTCTGTATCGTAGGCCATAACATGTTGTCTTTTATTCAACAAATGTAAAATTGGTGATTGATTCATTATAGTTTAAATGTTTTAAATTGATCTTTCTTAACATCTTGTTTAAGACCACCAATAACATAACTTTCTATTTCAGTTTCTTGTGGTGCGTTTTGTAGTGAGTGACTATTAAACCAATGTTGTGTCCAAGGTAATGGATTGTTTGCACTTGATTGTTCATATTTTTGCTCTAATCCTATTACTCTCATTCTTCTATTTGCTATATACTCTACGTATTGATGTAATAGTTTTTCTGATAGACCGATCATAGAACCTTTAGAGAATAAATAAGTTGCCCAATCTTTCTCTTGTTGTACTGCGTCATCATATATTTTATATACATCTTTTTGTGTATCTTTTATTACCTTATTCATAACCTTATCATTCTCTTTTGTAAGATATGCTTTGATAATCTGTTGACTCATTGCAAGGTGTTGACTTTCATCTCTAGCAATAAGAGATAATATCTTAGCACTACCTTCCATAAGTTTAAGTTCACCAAATGCAAATGAACAAGCAAATGATACATAGAATCTTAAACCTTCTAATACGTTTACGGTTACTAACGCAAGCCATAATGCTTTCTTTAGTTCGTATATATCAACTGATTTAGGATCGTTATGCCATTTGTAACCTAATCTAATTAATTTATCGTATGCTTCTGTAACTGCTTTTGATCTTTCTTCTATCTTCTTATCTTCAATAATAGTATCAAATACATCACTAGGGTCTGAATATAAGTTTTTAATTATGTATGTGTAACTTCTACTATGAATTGTTTCCATAAAGTCCCATGCTACAATGGCACCTTCTAATTCAGGATTAGTTACAAAAGGTAAAAATGCAAGGCATGGACCTCTACCTTGTACACTATCTAACATAGTTTGATATTTTAGATTAGATGTAAAGATAAACTTTTGTGATTCTGATAGTTGAGCATAATCGTTTCTATCTTTTTGTAAAGATACTTCTTCAGGTCGCCAAAAGAAACCTAGTTGTTGTTGAGCCAATCTATCAAATATAGGATACTTAAATGTATCATATCTTTGTACAGCAAGGTCTTCACCAAAAAACAATGGTTGTTTTGTAGCGTCTAAATTTTTGTTCTTATTAAAAACCGTTTTCATTAATCTTTTCCCTCTATACTTGTACCCTTAAATGGATCGTCTTTTATCGAATCATAAAATTTAAATATAGTTTCTAAAGGTGGCGCTGTATTCAATTTAAGTTCTTTTTCATCTTTACATTGATACTCGTATTTTGTTGCCTTACCTATAGTTTGTATCAAAGTAGGATAAAACTTTAAGAAAGGATAATCTCGCCATTTCTCTTTTGTCTTTGGGAAACAAACACAATAACCAGAATCCCAACCTCTTTGTAACGCAAATCCCATTATCATTTTTGCTAACATACCTATTTCTAATGCACCAGACTCTCTATTGTTTTTATTCATAAAATCATAATCAGCAAACTCCCAATGACTTTTGCCTGTTACATCTTTGTGAAACCCATTAGGTTCTGTAACTCTAGGTGTTGCAATCAATATCCAAGGTGCCGTATTAATATGTAACATACCCATACTTTTTATTTGTATGGCATTATCACCATAATTATCATCATCAATTTTTTGTTTATGTCCTTCACATATCTTCCATAATTCATTACTACGTTCTTTATTAGGTCCTAAAACATGTATTTCATAAGCAAATGCTTTTCTAAATGATGTAACTAAAGGATATGCTTGTGTAACTATATCTCTTATTTCACTTTCAGTAGGAATAATCTCATCACTATAGATATTAGGATGTTTTCTTTTACCGAATATATCTTTTAATTCACTCATTATATAGTACACGAATCACAATTTTCAGGATCGTCCTCTTTATTTGTTTCAGGTACATTATCTTGCCAACCGATAGGATGACTAGGTTCGTCTTCATCTTTTTTACTATCATATGTGTTTTGATAATATGAAGTCTTCCAACCTAACTTATATGTTGTCAATAAATCTTGTGCCATTACTGATACTGGTACTTGACCATCAGTATAATTTTCAGGATTGTATGACCAGTTACCACTTATTGCCTGATCAAAATACTTTTGCATTACTGCAACGATATTTATATATCCTTCATTCCCTTTCATGTCCCAAAGTAGTGTATAAAAGTTTTTTAATTTATTATACTCTGGCACTATCTGTTTTAATGGGCCTTTTTTAGACTTTTTAACAGACAAATAATCTCTTGGTGGTTCAATACCATTTGTCGCATTTGAAACTACACTAGAAGATTCACTAGGCATTTGTGCTGACAATGTACTATGTCTTAAACCATGTTCTTTAATTTCTTTTCTTAACCATTCCCAATCATAAGTTAGTTCTCTTTTATTAACTAACTCATCAACATCTTTTTTGTATGTATCAATAGGTAAAATACCATCTGAATATTTTGTAGATTTAAATGCTGAACAAGGACCTTTTTCTTTTGCAAGTGTATTACTAGCACTTAATAGATAAAATTGAAATGCTTCTGTTAGTTTATCTACTTGTCGCCATGCAAGTTTCTGATCATACTTGTAACCTTTCTTTGCAAGGTAGTGAGCAAGACCAATGTAACCAATACCTAAACTTCTACGTGCCTTTGTAGATTTTTCAGCAGCGTCAATAGGATACTTTTGATGATCTATTATTTCATCTAAAGCTCTTACTGCTAAATCACATAAAGGTTCTAGTTCATCACGTTTGTTTATTTTACCCACATTGATGGCAGATAAAATACATAAAGCAATCTCACCTTCTCCATCAATGTGTTGTATTGGAGTGGTTGGTAAAGTTATCTCCTGACATAAGTTACTCATTGTAACCTTATCTTTAAAAGAGGAGTGTGTATTACAATGGTCAATATTCATAATATAGATACGACCAGTTTCTGCTCTTTCTTTTAAGATGTCAAAAAACAATTCTTGTGCGTTGATTTTAGTTTTACTTACAGATAATTTTCTTTCTGCTTTTTCGTAAAGTTCATCAAACGAATCTGTTCCCCATGCCTCGTATAATTCAGGCACTTCATGTGGTGAAAATAATGTTATATCTCCGTTAGAGATAAATCTTTCATAAAATAGTTTTGATAGTTGTATTGAGTAGTCAAGTTTTCTAACTCTATTGTCTTCACTACCTTTATTATTTTTTAATACAATTATGTCTTCTATTTCTTGGTGCCAAATTGGGAAGTGTACCGTTGCTGATCCGCCTCGTACTCCGTTTTGAGTACAGCATTTAACCGTTGCTTCAAATTTTTTGAGGAAAGGAATAACTCCTGTATGTTGGACTTCTCCTCCTCGGATTCTGCTATTAATTCCTCTAATTCTACCTGCGTTGATAC